TGGGCTAGGGCGGAGAGGTATTTCTATGGAGAATATCTATACTGCCTACGAGCAAGTCGATGAGATACCTAAAGACTGTGAAATAGTATATGGGGTAGACTTTGGCTTTAACGCTCCTACAGGCGTTGTTAAGGTGGCTTACGATGAATATACGAATAACCTATATTGGCAAGAAGTATTGTATCAGAGAGGATTAACGAATTCTGAGCTAATGAGTAAGTTAGAAGGGTTGATACCTGATAGGAATGATTACATATATGCTGATAGCGCTGAGCCAGCTCGTATAGATGAATTTTATAAAAATGGATGGAATATGCACTCTTCAGATAAGAGTGTAAAAGATGGGATAGATTTTGTAAAGTCATGCAACCTAAAAATTGTAGGCGATTCACCTAATTTACTTAAAGAATTAAGGGGGTATAGGTGGAAGCAAGATAAAATGGGTAATATGTTAGATGAACCCATTAAAAAAGGCGATCACTCACTAGATGGAGCCAGATACGCTTCATACACACACTTTGGACACTCACGAAAAATAGGATTTTTTGCAGCATGAAGCTCTCAGAACTTATAAACGATTTAATAACAGCTACCTTAAAACACGAAGATAAAGACTTAGAGGTAGAGATAGCTGAATTAGAAGAACCTACTATTATTATACATGATGATAAGGTAATAATTGGAGATGCAATACATGGATAACTTGATACTTTGGTGGGAAGTGTTGTTATGGATAGTTGCTTGGAAACTGTTCGACACGCTTACACCATTACTTAAATGGTTTATAGAATACAAATTAACAGATGACAAATGAGTTTTAAGAATTTTATGCAACAGAAGATGGCTCCTGTGCATGGCGATTATTATATACAAAAAGGGCAAGAAAACCCTAAAGAGCATAAATACGATGAGATAGCTAGAGATGCTTATCAGTATAATGCATATTTTAGGGCTTGTGTAGAATTGATCTCAAATACAGCAGCATCCTTAAACCCTGTGTTATGCAACTATACAGATAATGGGGATAAAGAGCAGTTGCTAGTTAGCGATTTATGGAAACTGCTTATGCACCCTAATCCAGATGAAGGAGCTTATTCGTTCAAGCAAAGAATGTTTTCCTATGCCCTAGTAGCAGACGAGTGTTATATACAATTAGTTACAGTAGGTAGGGATAAAACGCCTAGAGCGTTAAACATTATACAACCTGATAAGGTAAAGGTTATCTCTGGTGGGTACTCAAATCCTGTAGGTCATTTTGAGATAAACTCTGGAAATGGTGTGGTTAAGATACCTAAAAGCCAGATGATTTATGTGAAGGGCTTTAACCCTACTAAAATCACTGCTGGCTCACCTGTTGCCTATGCTTCTGGGTATGCTATCGATACCAACAATGAGATGATGAAGTACAACTTGCGTAACATGCAGAATGGTGGAGTGCCACCTTTGGTTATTAAAGGCGCTAGAACGCAACGTGAGGTAGATGGGTTATCTGATATGTGGGATAGAACCTATGGTGGCTCTAACAATGCAGGAAAGCCATTCTTTCCTATGAGCGGAGTAGAGATTGAGCAGTTAGGAATGTCTAATAGAGATGCACAATGGCTAGAAGGTATAGAGCTTACTGGTAAGCAGATAATGATGGCAATGAATGTAGCGCCTGAGATACTACTTGGTACTTCTAACAGAGCAAGCTATGAGCAAGCTTATAAGAGTTTATATATACAAGCTGTACTACCTTTGTGGCAAGGTTTCTTAGATGCTATGAATAATGTGCTTGTACCACTATTTGCAAAGAAAGGGCAACACCTAATGCTAGAGATTGATAGAAATAAGATCGATGCATTGAGTGAGGATAAAAACGAATTACATAAACGTGAGCGACAAGATTACTTAGCTGGTATTGCTACTCGCAAAGAGGCAAGAGAAGTGCTTGGGTATAACCCTGAAGATAGTGGCGCTGATGGCGATTCTTTCCAAAGACCAGTAAACGTAACAGTAGTACCGCAAGACGGAGAAGAGATTGACCCTATGGATGGCGATATGGAAGATGTGGTAGGAAACAACCTTACTGATGCTGAGCCAAATGCAGATGATAATGCAATAGCCGATAGATGAACACCAGTAGAGAGATAGAAGAGGCTAGAAAGCCTTTTGTTATTGAGAACGCTAAATACTATAGGGTAGCATTAAAGAATACTAGGAGAAAGTTTATAACCTTATTTAATAAGGCAAAAACGATAGAAGAGCAAACTTTTTTAGTCGATAACAGGCTTTTACCCATAGTTAATAAGGAGTTTGATCTTGCATACAAAAAAATGTGGGGTAGAACACCTGTGTTTTTTGCTACTGAAGTATATAAGATGCTAACCAACACTAAGAATATGGCAGATATATTTAATCCTATAAATGCCTTTCAACCCTTATTGCAACAGCGCATCAATCAAGTATCTCTGACTACCTATAAAGATTACAAATCTAAACTGACAAAAGCAACGTTGCTTAAAAATGACATTGCCTCTATCGCAAAACTTTTTGATACTACGATTGCAGGGGCTTACATACGCCTAAGAGCTATGCAAATATCTAGGACTGAAACAGTCTTTGCATCTAATACAGGTAGAAGGGCTGGCGCTATGGCTACAGGTTTACCTATAGCTAAAACTTGGATGACAATGGATGACCCTAGTGTAAGACACGATCATGCAATGGTAGATGGTCAAACAAGGGAATTAAATCAACCGTTCCTTGTAGGTGGTGAATTTATGATGTTTCCATCTGACTACACAATGGGTGCTACAGCAGGTAATATAGTGAATTGTAGATGTGCATGTAAATATTCAATTATAAAACAATGAATGTAACTTGGAAACCAGTAGTAGGTTATGATGGTACCCATGAAGTTTCATCTAATGGATTAGTTAGAGGTATTAGCAGTAGATGGGGCAAAAAGGAAAACCCTAGAAATTTATGCATAAGACATAATAGATATGGCTACCCAGAAGTTAGGCTTACTGTAAATAATAAGACAAAGAGATTTAATGTACACAGACTTGTAGCTGAAGCTTTTATACCAAACCCAGAAAACAAACCTATAGTAAATCACAAAGATGGTTTTAAAAAGAATAACTGTGTAGGAAATCTGGAATGGGTAACGGCAAAAGAAAACACTCAACACGCCATAAACATGCGCTTAATGGGAAGTGTTGGGGAAAGCAACCATAATTCTAAATTTAAGAGAAAGGATATAATTAAAATACGAAAAATGTATGCTACTGGTAAATTTAAACAGGTAGAATTGGCTGATATTTTTAACACAAATCAACCTCACATAAGCGCCATAGTAAGAGGTGAAAGATGGAGTCATTTAGACTAAATTAAAATAATTAAACTCAGATTTGACTAAGATTATTAAGTTTCAGTATATTGTAACCGTAATTTTTTAAGTATGAGCGATAGAAACCCTTATTTATTTAGTGAAGAGTCAACGCCTTCCGACTCTTTTTTGGGTGGTGGTGTTGAAAGTGATGATTCAGCGCTTCATTTCAAGGCTTCGCAAGAAGATATAGACGAGCGTTACAAAGAGTATCACGCCACTGTTAATATGAGTGCTAGTGAGTTAGAGGCTTGGTCAAAGACAGAGTGTAGTAAACTAGCTTCTTTGAGTAGATCGCCTATCACAAGAAATCTAAAACTTCTTAGAACTAAGAAGGCAGATTGGGGGCAATCAGAGTATAAAAGTGCTGGCAGAACAATATCTTTTGTAAGCAGAATGAGAGGCAGTGAAAGGGGTAAGCCTGTTAGAGAGGGTTGTCCTAGTAAAAGAGATATAAGTTTAAAGAATTGGGCTTACAATCCTAACAAGTCAAAAAATATGGAATTAAATTCGTTGTATAACCACCAATCTCCTAAAGAAATTAAGCAGTTTGGTTTTCAGGTTACAGATGTTGCTCACGATGATGAGCGTAACGTAGCAGTTATAAAAGGGTATGGAGCTGTCTTTGGTAATGTTGATTTAGGAAGAGATGTAATTACTAGAGGTGCGTTTTCTAAGACGCTGGCAGATAAGGGAAACAAAGTGTATTTCCTTGCTGACCACAAGTATGATACTGATAACTTGCTAGGTGTGGCTACTGTTGAAGAAGATGAGGTTGGCTTGATTGGTAGCTACGAAATTAACCTAGACTTACAGAAAGGAAGGGAAATCTACTCTCAAGCAAAACAAATGCAAGAGGCTGGATTACCGCTAGGTATGAGTATCGGTTTTGATATAATGAAAGATGAGATTGATACTAAGACGCAAGTACGAATATTAAAGGAATTAAGACTACATGAAATATCATTAACCATGTTTCCAATGAACCCTGAAGCAAGGGTTACGAGTGTTAAGAATATGAATGTAGCAGAACTTGAGCGATTACGCTCAGAAATAAACTCACTTCTCGAAGTTAAGTCGCAAGATAGCACTTACGATGATGAAGCCGAAATAATAGAACAAATAGAAAACTTAACTAAATCTTTAAAAGATGTCCGAAATTAAAGACGCTCTAAATAGATTAGAGTCTGAATGGAAAAGCGGTCGTGAGGTTTATGACAAGTATCACAAAGAGACTAAAGATGGTCTTGAAAATCTATCGGCTGAAACTAAGTCGCAAATAGAGAAGCTTGATACTCAATTAGATACTTTCGAGAAGAAATTCGCTGACCTAGAGACTCGTGCTGCTATGGTAAATGGCAGTGCTTCTGAAGATGCAGAAGCAAAAGGTAATGATCTTGTAGATAATTTTTTACGCAAATCTAGTCATGGCGCTCAGTTTAATAGTGAAGATGTTAAATCTTTAGCTCCTGATTCTGGTCCTGATGATGAATTCGCTATTAGACCAAACTTCAGTAACACAATTATAGAAAACATTATAGAAATTTCTGCTCCACGCCAACTTGCTCAAGTAGTAACTATTGGAGAAGGAAATCAGTATGTAATGTTACGTGAGAACGCTGACCCTACGTTTAATAGTGTAGGTCCTCGTACTTCTATCAGCGAAACAAGTGCTGGTGATTATGAGCAAGTTAATGTGTATGTACATGAGCAAGCTGCTTTCCCAT